GGGGGGGTTGTTACTTAAATGATAGCCCTTAGGCATCAATAAAATAAAACTGTAATCATAGGTTATTTTTATTCCCCCACCTCATACAGAGTTGAAGGAAGATGCCCAATTACGATGAAAATTTGGGCTAAAATTATCAAAGGTTAGTAATAGACTAACAACTAACTAAGCTGTCTTAGTGTAGAAAAAGGCATTCTTTGCAGTATCAGAAATGTCTTTATTAAAATCGTCGGTTGTAAAGGCTGGTGACGCTCCAGTGGCGGTGGCGTAGGTCCAATAGAATTTTGGGTTATACGCTTGAAAACCAAATCTAGCTTCGTCTGAGTAAGAAACCCAAACTTCTAAATAAGTGTTATACAAATCAGAAAGTGTATAGTAACGAGGGATTGTGACTATTATATCCCCAAGGCCCATAGCTGCTTCATTAATGTAATAACCCTTAAATAGATTGAATTTAAAAATGTTCTCCAAAGGTAACTCAAATTCTAGATAGTCATTCAATGAAACTGCAGCCATATTAACTGGGTATTGCATCCCACCAGTATAGCCCGGGGAAAAATCAGTTGGACGCCATCCATACTTAGTGATGTTTAGTAATTCCGAAGCTACTGGTAAATCATTCTCTACAAAAGATGTAGCTGCTCTCTTGTATAGTGGTGGCACATATCGTGCACTAACAGTGCCTGCCTTATCTGTCTCGTGAATAACATTAATACGAATACGAATTCCGCCCTTAAATCCTAAGAAAAACGTCCTTAAAGCTTGCATAGATGTGCTTGTTCTAGGTGACACCCCATTTAATAGATCTGATATGTTAATACTCAATGTTTCTGTATTCTGAGGAAACAATATTCGTTGAGTGACTTGAGGTCTACGGATAAAATCCCTAATGGATATTATCGGTCTCATTCTATTACACAGAATATCATCTGACACTTCTGCATCAACCACACTATTCTCTTTGTTAGTTAAAACATCATTCACTGTGACATTGTAAGGAGCCACAGAAGCTTCAGCAATGAATTCTGGTATTCCTTCATCATCTTTAGAATCCGATAAAGTAATTATTGAGGAATTCACATTGGCAGAAAATCCTAACATATCTTGGTAGCCATAAAATCTAAAATCAGGACCTGCACGCACGAAGACATTTATGTTAATACTAGTTGCAACGGCAGGAGTTGCCATAAGTGGTTGCAACAGATAAACATAAATAACTCCATGCATGCGTGGTACGGTTTCATAACCATATTGACAAGGTAACACATTGGTTTGACTATTAAACTCACACACGACGCTATGGATTTGTCCTCCAGCTGAAACCTCAAAAGTTTCTGTTTGCATCCCAACTACATTATTGTAAGTGGGGACAGTACTTCCTTTATCTAAACCATATCGCTTAACCACTAAAAATTTCGCGACGTGTGCATTTGATGCGCTAGCATGGAAATCAAAGATCACAGAACCACGCCAAAATCGAGCGAAATATGACATCTTCTGAAGTAGGGGTGCTGTATCACTAGTAAAATCGACTATTTTATTAAAAGGTCCTATAGGACATGAAAAGCAGTATGCACCCACTAGATCGCTAGTAGTTACCTTAAATGTTGTTAGGTAACCAGGTTTACTGATAATATTAGAAATTAACATCTCATCGACATCAGTACAAAATGTACTATCGCTAGAGGTGTAGACGAAATCAGTAAAAGGTGTAAACCTATCCGCTCTAAAAACGCCCATTGTTGGGTTCAATGGTGTGATTGGTAAGGGACGCATTATTTGTTCAATTAAAGGCATGGTTGGATAACCCAAGCCTGTGACGCCCCTAACCATTGTTCGCACACTATCTATAGCATCAGCGGTTAATTTCTTAGCCGCTGGAACAGCAGTATCCAATGCCGCTGAAATAACTGACGCTTCAGTCAAAAACGTCGCACCAGGTGTTGTGTTTGGAACGTAAAATTCCAATTCCTTAAACATAATGTGCACACTAATACTGACAGCCGTGCTACCGGATGCAGGAGCTAGTAATGGGTTTAAAACAAAAAATTTTAATTGGGCAAATGTTACTGCACTTGTTGTCAACCCAAACACATCATTTACTGACGTAAAACACTCCGCTAAATCAGTGGGACTCGAAAAAGGAATCTCAAGACAAGCGGAAGTACTCTGGTTAGCAGATAACAACACATGTGGTGACGGACACGTTCCAGAGATCGTCTCTACTGAAGTCATGGCTTCATATGGCAAAGCCACAGCCATAACAGTACCTTGATGGAAAGGTGTTGCTAAGACTTGAATGAATGCACACATACGACCTCTCCATTTCGCACATGATAGGAAAGGAATACGAATTAATGGTAAAGTCGTAAATGCTGTTGGAAAGGTGAAAACACCTAAGCGTTGATCTACTACCGCTGTAGTAGCCCACGCCACGTTACCAATATAAAACGGTTTTTCAAGTATATGCGAAAAATCCATTTTTGTGGTAGGATCTACGGAAATTGCTGCATCTCCATAGATATTATAAGTTTCTGGTACCTCCACAGGTTCCCTCGTAGAAATGAGAGAAGAAAATTTATTTGTAATTGACTTTATGAAGTTTGTGATCAATTTCTTTTAGGATATTCATATTGATCAATAAAATACCCGATTCATTTACTCATGAACCCTAAGGGCCGTGGCTTAAACTCGAGAAATAAAATAAAGAGAGCTAATTAGAACCCAATTCCCTTAGGGGTTAATAAAAATAAAATTGACAAAAAATAATAAAAATTGAAATTGAAACTGAAAAACAAATGAAATAAAATTAAAATTATACGAAACAACGAAATTAATCAAATAAAATAAAATTAAAATAATATACAATAACAGGCTTAAAAGAAATAAAATAATAAAATAAAACAGAAAATTTAAAATTTAAATTTAAAACAAATTATTAATATTGACTAATCAGACCCTTTGCATAGAGGTCTGGTTGCAATACATATAAATCGAATAAATAGCGTATTGGTAGTTCCATAAAACTAACATTCGCTTGTTCGCAAGCTAATTGTAATTTAACCATTAAGGGTTTAAATAAATCATCACCATGTAAAAACGCTTCTCTTTGAAAATTGTTAATCTTATCTTGTAGAATTTCTGTGGCCTTAGTACTATCTCCTATCCAAGACATGGTCCCTACTAGGGTGTTTAAGCTTAATGGAGGAACTATTCTTGCTAACCCTGGATGAAACTTAAAACCTCTCTTCAATAAAGTGCATTCCCCAATACTTCTAACATCATATGTCCACTCTCCCTTATCGCTAGGAGTGAATATTAATCCAATTTCATTAAAAGCAGCTGTTAATGCGCTACCATTGAAGTAATGGATTATTCGTTTATCACATAAGACTAACTTATCGTCTCCGTAAACATAATCCATCACATTTTCTATATAACTCTTCATAACCACCATTTGATTTGTCTCACCATGTTCTTTAACGTACGCTATATAAAAGGCGTAAGCTCCATACATTTTATTAATTAAACTATTATATACAGCAGTTAGGTAGTGACCTGAGGGTAGTGAATGGGTCATCACCAATAATTCATTCATATTTGAAGTTGGTGTCATGACTAAGATGTTCAATAGCGTATCAGCTCTTACTTTATCCTCCTTACTCGCCTTAAAGTGTCCTAATAAAATGCTATTAAGAGCCATTTGAAACTGAGTCAACATGGACCCATCATACTCTTTGTAATCACCATCTACAACACAATCTCCCATAGAAATAGCTCGATCATAAATTTTTTGGAATTCAATGAATGGGTTACAACCAACTAACACACCATTCGTGTGGCGCTTATTTTTTAAGTTCTTACATAATCCAAAAAACAATTGCTTACATGCTAATGTTTGATACAGGTTCGCCATTTTGAACACACGTGGTTTATCAATTTTCCCTAAATCTCTTAACTCATCCTTAAGCGTATCCACCGTTAAAAATTTCTTAATATCTAGCTTGTCCGTAATCAACTCGTTCATAAATTGCTCATATTTAACCTCAAATTCAGGCAATAATCGTTTATTTTCAAAATCAACGTATTTTGATTTATCTGGACCAAAACCAAACCCTCCGGAAGTATCCTTATTTAATCCACACATATCACTATCACCGCTAATAACTAAACTCATATCAATAGGTTCAAAATCTTCTACTATTGTATCGACATAACGTATCGCAAAAGCAAGAGCATCACTGTTGACCTCCTTCAAATGTTTATAACTTTTCGAAGCCAACTCTTTAATAGTCCCTGTACCAGCCGCCTGTAAATTTGCTGGAGCACGTGTTTGTGGTAAAAAAGGCTTAAGTGGACTAGGTATTATCTTAGATTGTGTAGGAACATACGAGGCGATTTTATCTGCATTGTTCAGTTTAATAACTGATACATCATTCAATTTTTGTTCTATGCTCTCATTATTATTATAACTCAAACTAGTATTCTTCAACAACTCACTTAGACTTTTCCTAGTATCTTTGCTCCAAACCATGGATGCTCCTAGGGACATTGAATCTTTCCCTGCTACATGCATTCCTATAATAGACCCTAACTTATCCATCAACAAACTACCACACATACTATCACCATGAACGTCATAGAAAACAGTATCTGCTCGGAATGAATTCTCATATCTAGATTGCCCTACAATAGTATTACTATAAACTCCTTCCACTCGAGGTTTTATATGAGTGGTTAAATTAATTGCCTTAACTGGTGTTATTAAAGAGCTAACCACATCAGGATCTTCCACGCGAATATGTTTGGACAACTGACAATGATATGTAGGTAACCTATCTGGTAATGCAAAGACAATAATATCATCTTTCTTATCTTGAAATACTGGAAGAACAGGAATATGGTCATAACATATGACATTCTTCTCTAAATCACTCATAACAGTAGCGTATATTGGTTTATTGTGATTATAATTAGTAAATGGATGGAGTATAGTCAATAAATATTTACCACTCAGTGTTGTGACACAGTGGGTCAAAACATCCTCACCGTGCCTGGAAAAAGAAAATCTCGATAGAGTGACATTACGTTTCAGAAACAAGGCATTCGGATCAGTAGAACTAGTAGCATTCTCAACATAACTGTCTAATCTCCTAGTTATACTCTCACAATTAAAATTATTAAACACATAATCAACATCACGCGGTTTTTCGGTAAACCACTTCATTAGCATTGATATTCCAAGTGGTATTGCTATCGGAATAAAAAACAAAAACAAAGTTTTAATCATACTCCACATATCATCTCCTACATAGTGATGATACGTGGCGTCCATATTCTGATACCAGCTAGTTTGTGCTATTCCACCATTGATATCATAGTTATTTAATAATTCAACAGCGACAGGATCATCATCTTGTTGTTCTTGCATATGGTGTAATAGTTCATCCCTTATCACTTTCCTATTCTCTGTTCTAAAGATGTCTGACGCATTAATTGGAAAACCATCTAATGCATTCACGACATCATTCCTTAAATCTACTAACTCAGCCTCAAATGTCACACCTACGTCTTTCTTAAATTGTAAAAAAGTAATTATAATTTTATACATCCAAATAACGAGATTATTAGTGTTGTTTGAATCACATTCAATAGGTATATCTATTCCTTTGTTTTCCATATAACGTCTATGTGTTTCTTGAAAACCAAATTGATATGCACTATGTGTTAAATTGTAAGTCCTAAGTTTAACCAATCCATTTAATTTTTTTGAACCGTCTAGTGATATCTCCTGCCTAACTAAGCTAAAATCGAAGATGTTACATCGCCTAAACAACGCGCGAACATCTTCTACTCCATCACCCCTATATGGTGTTAAATTAGCTAAATTATTTGTTGTTAATAGCAAAAGTTTGGAAGTGAAATACTTAGTGTTTTTCAAGTGTGCTTCGGCACAAGGCAATGGTAATTTAGCCGAGGAAACCATATTGATAAAAGGTGCCCATTGGGAGACTCCTTGTTGACCTACATCATCCGCTAAGAAAATGGACTCACCCTGGTAATCATCATAAAAATCTTTACCTAAAGTGGTAGGAGGTACTGTGTGATTATATATAGGTTCATTAAATATCTTGGCTAATCTATTCATAGTGAAAGTCTTCTCGCACCCTGGTGGGCCGTCAAATACAAAACAACAAGGTTCAACACGAACCGACTCTCTATATGATCTAACAATCTTCACTAGATGTTCGAATCGTTTATAAGTTTCCAAATAAGGTTTATTCAAATCGCGCTCAGTCACTTCGTCAAATTTCACTGCTGCAGCTAACTTCCATATATCTAAAATTTTATCCTGAGTGACTGTCTCAAACGCAATTCTATTATTGAAATTATAATCTGTTAACATATCCTTCATCCTACCATATAATTCATATTTGAAACCAAGGGGTGTGTACTCTAAAATATCTGTAATGAATTGTGCCACGATAGTTGGGACAAATGAACATCCCAATATCGCACTTATAAACTTGCGAATTAATAAGAAAAACGATTGTAATGTCATTGAATCATCAAGTAATTTCTTGCTCGTAAAAATATTCATGTTTCGGAGTGCAGTCAATAATTCTTTGGGTAAAAAAGAAGCCAAATAGCCCAGCAATAATGATTCACCAGCTTGGGTTTGAAAAGTGTCATCAAATTCAACTATTTCATCTGTTAAATGATTAAATAGGGTCTTAAGTTTATTAATTAAATAATATAAATTCACTAAAAAATTTGTTAATGATAAGAATGTTAAATCTTGTTGAAACGTACAATACATATTAAAAATAGGTAAGAATAAATCAGGAAAGTTGTCCTTAATTATTTCAAATATGTTTGCGGCTTTAGTTTTTGTTTCTTTCATGAAGTCGACCAATTTCTCGGCTTCATCTCTGGTGTTGTTTATAAAACTTGGTATTTGTTGTAATGTCTGGAAAGCTTTCAAAAATTCTGAAAACTTAGAACACATAGTATCAATAACACCAGAAAGCGATTCTGCTTTCCAAGTTCTAGATTCCATAATACTCTTCCTAAGTTTTGCATCAGTCTGAAAACGATACAAATTTCCAAATCTACATACAACTTTACCAAGAGATTTGGAAAAAACAGCCTTAGAAACATTGATTTCAACACCAGTTTGAAATACCAAAAAATATTTAGTATCCCTTTGGTGGACATCATTAAATAATCTATGATGTATCGCACATAGACAGTGATTAGTATTCGGAGATAAAGATAAGAATTCCCCAAGTGTTAATTGACTGTCATAAAACTCCATCTTAATAGAGTTACAATTAGTACAATTGCCTAATTTCAAGGCAGTTTCTAAATCTTTCACGGATTTAGAGTTGTTATTATTTTCGGGTTTAATGACCTGATTAAGTAAATTTTGGTTTGATTTCATATTGCTATAACACCTAAAACTCCTTCTAAGATATATATAATGGATATAGTGAAAATTTGACCACAATTTTATAATTTGTGGCCTCGATGATACGAGCCCGCATTCCCGAAATGCGCTCGCGAGTCTTAAACCAGTACGTGTTACCATTTCCTGGGAATCCATAAACTCCGGCCGTCGAGCAGCCTTCTCTACTTCATCCAAATGTTTAATCCTCCTTAACGCTGGACCGAGCAGCCAGGTGGTTGAAATCACCCGGGCTCCTGCTAACGTTAATATAAGGAAGGTCGTTAACCTTATCTTGACGAATCAAGCTCATGGTACCCTCTCCTTATAAAATCAAGATCAAATGTTCAACTACATTGAAATAAAATTACTCAAAATGTTTAAGAAAATAGAGAAAAATAATATATAAGAGTTTGTTAATAAATTGTTAGTATAGAAGCCAATACAAAAGCGACATCATTAATAATCTCGAATCACTTCATCATACAATGACAAATGATAGAGACATCAAAGAAGCCAACCTTTACATGACTAGAAAAAATCCACTAACT